GCCGAACCCGCCTTGACCGCCAGCACCGCCGCTAAGGAAGCTGAGGCCACCCGTCAGAGCATTCAACTGATTGGCGCCGACGTTGTAATTGTTCATCGTGGCAGCAGCATTCGACGCACCCTGCCCCGTATAATTGGCATTCGCCGCGTTGCCTTGTCCCATATAGGACTGGTTGAGCGCGTTGCCTTGGCCCGTTGCAATGCCGGCGGCGCCGGTTGCTGCGTTCCCTTCCATGCCAAGATAAGGTGCGAGACGGCTCACATAATTGCCGTAAGACTGATCGGCCAAGCCTTGAGAGAATTTCAGCGTATCGGTATCGGCGTTGCCGCTATTGAGGTTGCCGGCGGCGGCGTGTGTGCGTTGCAGGGCTTGCAAGCCCTGATCCTGCTGAAAACCATATCCAGGATCGGTCTGAAAGTTCGCCCGTGCCCTTGCCTGACCTGCCGCCCCGTTTGCTCCAGTTGCGTCACCGTAGGCGCTCGACCCAGCGCCGTACTTGGCCATGAGCGGAGCAAAGTAGCCCTGAGCCGTGGCCGCGCCCGTGTTGATGGCATCCCGGCCTTGGCCGTATAGGCCTCCGAGCGCGTCATAGCCCTGCTGCAGGCCCGCATTGCGCTGTTGTGCAGCTTCTTCGGCTTTGTCGTTTGAGAACAGGTCGAATAATCCCATTGTTTCGTCCTATTATTGGTCGCCGAACGCGATGAACATTCCAGTAACTGGATCAATTTGAGCGGCTGCAGTGTTGGAGAAGACAAGTCCAATCGACCCTGCCGCCTGAGATCCATTGCCAATCTGCGTGATCAGGACCACGCCGGCTGTCCCACTAAGGGCGGCCGAGTAGTTTGCGGAAGAAAACGCGGTCGTGAAACTGACCGTGTAAAGCCCCGCCCCCGTGCGAGAGACGCCCGATACGTTGTAGTTGTCGTTGATAGTCTGGGCCCCGTTCACAGCACTGCCTGTGAACTTCACCCATGCCTTGGCCGCGCTGGGATGGAATTGCTGTCGCCCCGGCGTTACCGAAACTACATTGCTTGCGCCGGCTTCCTGATCAGCTTGCGTGGCGGCCGGAAGGATCGAGGCCGTTAGCGACGCAATCGACGCTATAAACGACTTGATTTGAGCATCAACGTACCCAAAGAAATCGAACCACGCTTGACCACACGATTTCGGGTCGGCCTCAAGCAGCGGCGTGTTTTTATCTGGTTTCGGGATGGCCATTACTTCGGATCAGCTCTCAGGAGTGTGGTGCTCTGTGATCCGCCCATGAAGGCGATCTTCACATTGGCTGAAGCCTTCAACCGCCAGCGCCGGCCCTGCACGCCTGTCATGCCGGTTCTTAAAACGGTGACCTCTGTGGGAGTTGCCTGCCTTCCTAGTTTGCGGGTGATTTCATTGCCCCAAGTCACGCCGAGATCCTGCGTCCAGGTGATCCCGACGTCAGGATCGGTATCGGTTGGGTCAGACCCTAAGGCGTTGCCGACGCCCGTCACGAAGTTGAAATCTGCCCTCGAAACCCTTGTACGAGATGGAAAGCCCTGAACCGGTCCGCTCTCGATATGAAACACCAGAGGTGACCCGTATTCGTCATAGGCAGTATCACTGACGTAGAGCAGCCGTCCTAGCGCCGCATCACCCACGATCCACTTGCCAAAGGCGCGGACTGCCGCAACCGCGCGCCACGTATCCACCAAATAGCTCTTGCGCTCGTTCCACTTCTTTGAGCCGAGATCAAACTCCCAGCACCATGCCGGGCATTTCAGCACCCACTTTGGGTGTCCCTGAGCGATGTATACAAAGGCCTCCAATGTCGATTTGGTGACAACCGCTGCAATCAACCGGTCCAGATCGGGCGGCGATATCTTCAGCGGGTTCGGCGTACCATTGGCCTGCACCACCGAGTTATCGTCTGCAACCCAGATCAATGAACTTCCGAACCCGTCCTCATGTCCTGCGACCGCGTAAGGACTCAAAAGACCGCGTTGCAGCACATATGAGCGTGTAAACGGAAAGCCTGTTGCGTTGGCTGTATTGGTGTAAACCTCACCAAACGCCGGGCCAAACGCGTAATACTGGCCACCGAACGGCAGCCCGCGAGTTAGCCCGCCCGGCTTCGATTGGGCCTTCGTCTTATCCAGCGTCGATATCGTGACGTCATTCAAGCCCGATGCCTGTAGCGTCCCATCTCCCGAGGTGAAGATGAAATAGCCATCCATGAAGCCGACGCTATTCGGCGTGCCGACATCAACATCGGCAAAGGACGAAACCGCCGCAGTCGTAACCGTGAACGCCCCCGTTCCTGGAGCCACACAAACCACGTCAGGCGTGGCCTTGTTGTTCCTCGCCCAGAAAACCTTCTCAGTACCGTTCAATGTGCCAGTAAGGACGGTTTCTACGGCCGCAGAATCGAAGCGGGAGACCTTGCCGGACCATGCCGCATACAGCGTGTTGTCAACAAGTAGCGCGCCACGGAAGCCAGTTTGAGCACCTGATGCTCCAAACAACGCTAAGCCCGGACACTTGCGCCAGACCACGGGAGGCGGAGCGGTCTTCTTGTCGGCCTCAATTACCTTGCCAAGCGGTTCCGCATAGCAGTTGATCAGCCGGCCGGCGCTCTCTTGTGGTGTTGCTCCCGGAGAAGATGACAGCGGGAACGGAATATGCGCCACTAGAAGTATTCCACCACTTGCGGGCCATATCCCGGTATCTGCCGCGCAAGGACGCGAATTCGGTTGCGTAGAGCCTTGGCCTTGTCATCGTTTGAGCTGCCGCCAAATTCGTCAGCCGCGGCGTTGGCTACCAGCTTGCAGAATGGTATGAACAGTTCCTCATTCAGCGCATCAACATCACTTATGTAGGTCGTCCCATCAACGTTGATCTCAGCCGCCTCGCTATCGATATAGCCGTCAATAGCAACCGCATCCTCGGCAGACGGGCTTGCCCCGACGTCGCCACCCGTCAGGATGGCAAGCGCCTTGAACTGGATTTCAGCTCGGGTCTTCGACATGATCTACCTTCGGAGGACGGCCGCGGCGTTTCTCTGGAATATCCTCGTCGTCTTCGACTTCGAAATACTGGTTCCCTTGCGCCTTCTTGATGAAGGCCTTGTCAGTCACCTCAACAGGCACGCCTTTGGGGAATTTGATGCCATCATACGCAATTGCGAACGATGGGCCTGCGCCGTTATGAAGTTCGTCTTCACCCTTCCAAGTAATTTTTGCCATGCTCTAGGCCTCCTGATCGATAGCAAGCAAAAGTGTTATTGTGCCTGCAGTAAATGATGGTTGTAGATTCAGCCGGAATCCCATCATCAGGCCAACGGGCCCAAGACGGGCATAAGCACCGTCAACAGGAAAGGTGCTGCTAAGAATATTTGAACCGAAAACACCCGAAACAGGACGGAAATCTGTCCCGTTTAAAGTGACCTCCATATTGATAGCGAAATTAGGAATGAGCCCAGTAATTCCAGGCGTGGAAATCTGGCCAAACATATCTTTGAATGATGTAGGGGATTGAAACCATAGAGTAGGACCAGGGCCAGAGCCCGATGCTGCATCTAGCGCCTTGAAGAGATATTTCGGCATTTTAGCCCCATTGAAAGGCAGGGGCGGACGTGATTGCCCGCCCCTGTAGTGAGTTACGCGACGGGGCAATACTCAATGATGACGACGCCGGCGCCCGTAGTTGCGGCGGTGCCGGTAGCGGTCGAGGTCGCTATGATCGGCGTATCAACCGTTGGCAGAAACCCGGCACCTGCTGTTACAGTACCGAGGGTAACGCCTAACGTTCCAGTGACGACGCTCGAAATGATGCTTGCATCACTTGCAACAGTGCCGATTTTCAATGTGTTGGTAGTAGTCGCATTGAAAACGGTCGAGATCACTGTGTAAGCGCGAAGCACAGCGCAACCAGCCGGCAAGGTGCCGACCTGAACGACGCCGGTATTGCCCATCGCGAACGTAATCGGCGCGCGAAGGTAGCCGATGCACTGAAACCCGATTTGACGGGCGGGATAAGTAGCCATGATGTGTTTTCCTTTCGATTACGCGTCAGCGACAGCGGCATAGAAGCCCGTCGCGATTCCCCACTCCTTGAGGAGGCCGCCCGTGGTCTTCTTGAACATCTTGGCGACGCCGTACGCCGTCTCGATGCCAACGCCGTTGTTGAACTGGTAGTCGGTGTTATCGAGCTGGGTGGGTTTCGCCATCTGCCCGTAGGCCATGGCCATCGCGGACTGACCGCACAACCAGACCGGACGAACCGGCGTGGTGCCCGAAGCGCCGGCCGTGGCGTAGAACGTCGGGGCCTGCGTATCGATTTCAGGCACTTCCCGGATGATCACGCCGTCATAGAGCAAGTCGCCGTCCTGGAAGATCGGGTTCTTGTTCATGCCGTCGCCTTCACGCGGGCGCACGTTCGAGTTGATGGTATCCAGCGAAGACTTCATGTCGCGGAAGGTACGAGACCCCGAGAACGCCACGAAATATTCCCGGCCATCCTTGAGCTTGAACGGCCGGATCTTCGGATTGGCCGCCCGAGCAACGCGCTTCAGGAGACGCAGGTTCGGCGCGGTGAAGTTGTCGTTGGTCGAGTCCAGGTTTGCGGTTGATAATGCAAACGTCGTTGTCAAGTTACTATTGAGCGCGCCGAACACCATGCGGTCGTTGTTGTCCGTCATCCATGTAGTGCGCTGGGCAGCGGTCGCATCGGCAAACAGGATGCCGTTGACGCGTTGACCGGCAGACGAACCGAGACCCGCGGGTGCGGATTCGGTCGGGAGCGCATAGAACGCCTGGACGATTTCATCCCGGTTGAGTTCCTTGAGCCAGTCCGACAGCAAGGGGCGAGCGATGTCGAAGATCGCCGACGAGTCCTTCTGCTTTTCCGCCTTGTTGGTCTTGATCGCGTTACGAGCCCAGTCGATCCAGACTCGCATACCGTAGTTGTCGATCGACTCTTCGTTGCCGGACAGAGGACCGGAACCGACCGCGGTAGCGCCGAGACGGGCAACCAGCGGGATATTCATCTGCTCGCCGCCGGAGGTCAGATCCATGCGCTTGCGGATGATGGCAGTGATGTCCTCGCCCATATAGGGGGCGAAGAGGTTTTCGCGAACCCACTCACGGTTCACCTGCTTGGTGAACTTGATGAGTTTGTTATTAGTCTGGATGGTCGTGAGAGCCATGACGGCTTGTCCTTTCTGAAGCCGTCAGCCCAATAAAAAACCCGCCATTACGGCGGG